TGCTAGAGCGTCTGTGCGTGAACAATATAAACGCGCACAGATGCTTGTATCAAGACAAGGATTTGACAGAGCATTTCCACAATGTTCAAAAATTATGGGGGTTAAATAATGGAAGCAATTATTGTGTTCTTTGGCGCGTTTCTGGTGTTACTGGCGTTATATATGCGACAATAAGACTAAGAGAGGGGGGCAAATGAAACCACAAGACGTATACAAGCTAGAGCAAGTCTTGAGACTCTCAATTTCACAAGACTTACTCAATAAGGCATCAAACTTTCACAATCAAGACGATATGGAAGAAGCAAGAAAGATAGTAGAAAAAAAACATTAAGTCAAGACAGGGGCAACAAATGGAACAAAGATACATAGACGCATTACTATTTGCAGGTGTAATACTAGCTGTGTTTGGTTTGGCTACATTATGGGAAATGGTGAAAAACTATGTTAGAACTAATCGCTAGATGTGTTAGTTGTGGTGGTTGGACATATAACGCTAGTTACTGTAAAGCGTGTATGCAAAGGATCAAATAATGGCTACGTATGTTTGGTGTAAAATGTGCAACAAGATGATTGCTAAAGAATTATTACACGAGTGTGATGAAGAATGACCACAATATATTTGCATTATCACTATGATTACGACAACAGCAGAGAAGTGTTATGCAAAGACGCAAAGTGTTACCAAAAACGTCTTGATGATAAAAAGAAGCTGCAAGAATACCAAGATAAAGTAGATCTTGATTTACAACGTAAAGAAAATTTAATGCGTATTAACGATATGATTCAAGACCCAAGGATAGACAACTACAACGATTACTGATATAAGTTACATACTTGGTAGCTAGTGCCAAGTCTAAACCTAAAGTCTAGGGTTGGTTGATAGCCAATTTAATCGCCGTTAGAGGGCGTTAATTACCTATGCCTAATCAACGTAGCGTGTAACAATAACGAGAAGTTACGACATCATAAGCAGCTATTAACGAGTCTTCTAATAGCAACACAACGTTTGTGATGATATGGCAAGACTACGCAGAATAACCAATAATGCGTCCGTTTGAAAGTGCGAAACCGAAAGGGTTCAAACTAGAGAATGGTTCTAATCACTAAGCCGTTCTCTGTGCTTCAACACTCAGGGTTCATATAATATATAATTGAACAATATATGGATAAGATTAAACGTAACGGATCAACATCACGTTGGAGAAAGATTAGACTTGGAATACTCAGACGAGATAACTACACCTGTTACTACTGTGGAATACCTACAGCTACTACAGTCGATCATCTCACACCCGTCGAGCAAGGCGGCGACGATTCATTCAATAACCTCGTTAGTGCTTGCTCAAACTGCAACTACAGTAAAGGCAATCGAACCGAAGAACAGTACATTAAAGCAAGAAACAGAAAACATAAACGCAAAATGATAAATAAAACCCAATTTTTTGAGCACGGTAAGACACCACCGACCCCTGCTATGTCTTTCTCCCCAAAAGGGCTTAAAACACCGTTTGAATTACCTAAAGGAGTTAGTTGTAATGATTAAAGAAGAAAAGCACAGAATTCTGCCTGCTTTAGATCGTGCTCACGAAGAAGCGTTACGTCAGGGCATAATCTCAGACTTGGACGCAGCTGGTATGGCTATGGCGTTTACTTTAGCTGGTGTTTTAGACGGTGGAACATTGAAACCTATTGAAGAAGTTAAATATATGGGGCAGTTGCAACAAATCTTAGACAAGTATGGTCTTAGCTTGTTTGGTCGTAAAGAAAAACCTGAGTTAGAAGTTGGTGAAGACCCACTTGACGATCTTAGGAAACTCAACCCCGAGAATTCAGACCACACCACTAGCTCACCCAACTAGAGGTAACGAGGTTGCTGAGTTTGCTGAGCAAATCGGTATGCCGTTGCTTCCTTGGCAACAATACCTAATTGACGAGGCTAGTAAAACTAAACCAGATCACACTTGGGCGCACCGAAACGTGTTAGCAATCTGTGCAAGACAACAAGGTAAAACCCATTTAATGAGAATGAGAATATTATCAGGTCTTTACTTGTGGGACGAAAAACTACAAATTGCAACAGCACAAACACGTGATTTATCGTTAGAGACTTTTAGAAAAGTTATTGAAACAATAGAAAACTTTGATTGGTTACGCAAAAAAGTTAAACACATAACACGAGCTAATGGTCGTGAAGAAGTTGAACTGAAAAATGGTATGCGTTACAAAATTATAGCACCAACAGCAGGTGGCGCGCGAGGTTTATCAGCTGACACAGTTTACTTGGACGAGGTAAGACAACACAAAACCTTTGACGCTTACGCTGCTTTGGCTTTTACAATGAACGCAAGACCTAACCCACAATTTTGGGGCATCAGTAACGCTGGAGATCATTACAGCGTGGTGCTTAATGCTTTACGTCAACGAGCACTTGACAAAATAGAAAAAGATTCAGACGAAGACATCTTGTATATGGAATGGTCAGCAAGACCTGACAGGAAACTTAACGACATTGAAGGCTGGCAAGAAGCAAACCCTGCCCTTGGAAGAACAGTACAGCTAGAAGCAATTAAAGCCAGGTTGAGTGACCCACCAGAAATATTTCAAACAGAAGTTTTATGCCAATGGGTTGAAACAATGAATTCAGCTTGGGAACAAGGTGCTTGGAATTCTTGTATGCAACCTAATCTAACACTTGTGCCTGACAGACCTACTTGGCTTGGTGTTGAAATAAGTCCAGAGCGAAACAGTTGGGCTTTAACAGGTGCTCAAATGCTTAAAGATAAATCTATAGCTGTTGGTTTAATGGAATACGTTGATTCAGATAACCCAATAGATGATTTACAGATAGCAAGCCGTATAGCCGAATGGGCAAAACATTACAACGCTGAAGAAGTTATAGCAAACAGGTTTACAGGTGATTCAGTTGTAGCCAAATTACGACAAGCAGGCATAAACGCTAATTTAATTAAAGGAGCAGACTATTTCACAGCTTGTGATCAAGTGCTTAGTGCTATGAGTGGGGGTCGACTAGCTCATTCAAACCAACCAGAGTTAACAAGTAGCGTAAACACTTGCACAAAGAAAACAAACGACTCAGGTGCTTGGTATGTGATGAGACGCAAAGTATCCACAGCTGCAATAAGTATGATTTTGGCAATACACAAAGCCGAACAATACGGCACAAGGTCAGTTAACCAAGACATTGTAGTTGCTTAGGTGCTTGACTATTATAACGATTTGGTAAAGAATTAGAAGTTATGGGCTTCTTTCAAAATCTTCTTGGTATCACACCAGACGACAGCGTAAACAAAGTTGACGCAGCCGTTGCACCATACAACTATCAACAATACGCCCAACCATTTGACTATTTTGGTTTATCATCAGTAACCAGAGCACAAGCTATGCAAGTCCCAGCAGTTGCAAGAGCTAGAAATATTATTTGTGCAACTATCGGATCACTACCATTAGAAGTTAGACGCGAAAGCAATAATTCAAAAGTTCCGACCCCACCATTTATTAGGCAACCCGACCCTCGTATGACTGGACAGTCTGTTTACACATTTTTAGCAGAGGACATTTTATTTACAGGTCAAGGTTATATGCGAACACTTGAACTTGGCACAGACGGACGACCTTTATCAGCTGAATGGATTTCAGTAAGCCGTGTAACAAGAACACTTGACGCACTTGGACACAACGTAAGATATTACAGCGTTGACGGCAATCGTGTACCAGAAAACGGACTTGGTTCACTAATACCATTTACAGGATTTGACGAAGGATTACTTGTAAGAGCAGGAACAACAATACTTACAGCACTTGCATTAGAAAAAGCAGTTAAAAGATTTGCAGACGAACCAACACCTAACGTTGTGTTGAAATCAAACTTGCCTATGCCTGCTGAAAGAGTTACAGCCCTATTAAATTCTTGGAAAGAAGCAAGACAAACACGTGGCACAGCTTTTGTTAACGACACAATCGACTTTCAAAGCATAGGATTTAGCCCAGAACAATTAACGCTAAACCAAGCACGTCAATATATGGCTTCTGAGATTGCTAGGGCTTGTAATTTACCTGAATATTACGTAGGCGGCAACGCTGCCGG